CCTTAAAGCCGAGAACCAGCACTTACGCAAGGGCTTAATCGACGAAGGTTACACTATTCGTGCTGACTCAATCGAGAAGAAAGCACCTGAAGAAACATTAAACTTTGAAGGAGTTGATGTGAACAAGTCTGACATTCCAGCACCTGTTCTTAAAGCCCTCGAAGAAGCTGCTTTTGTTAAGGCAGACGCTGAACTCACAAAGAGTGCTGGAGAAATCTTGCCACACTTCGCAGAGGCAGCAGCTAAAACCCTTCTGAAGTCATTCTCAGAAGATGAAGCAATTATGGAGATGTTGAAAGCTGCTGACGCTGCCTTTGAAGCATCCATGAAAGAATTTGGTAAGTCTGACGTAGATGGCGAGTTCGCTACTTCTGCTGACAAACTAGATAGTATCGTTAAGTCCTACATGGACGAAAATAAACTAAAGAAGAGTGAGTTCGCCAAGGCTTATGCTGCTGTAGCAAAGACTGAAGAAGGCAAAGCACTTATCAACAAATCCTATAAAGGGGAATAATCATGGCTGTAACGCAATCACGCGACAACCGCACTATCGTTGCTGCGGCAGATCTGTCTGCTGCTCAATTCACTTTCGTATCTCTTGATGCTAACGCTAAAGCTATTGCAACAGGCGCTGGTTTAGCTGCTTTTGGCTTACTTGAAGTAGGCACTAACATTGGAGGAGCTTGCACAGTAACTAAGACTGGTAAAGTCATGGTTTCTTGCGGTGGTGCTGTAACTATTGGTGGAAACGTCTCTGCTGATGCAAATGGAGCTGCTGTAGACTCTGCCGCTGGTGATATAATCTTGGGCGTAGCTTATGAAGCTGGCGTTAACAAGCAGGTCATCTCAATCGAACTCAGCGATGCTGGAAACGTATCCGCTTAATCGTTATAATTAAGGAAATATAATATGCCAATATTAACCCCATCACAGGTACATTTGGACCAACCGCTGTCAAACTTGACGCTGGCCTATGTACAATCACAAGACGTTTTCATCGCTGACAAAGTGTTCCCTACTGTAGGTGTTGCACGTCAGTCTGATCGTTACTATATTTATGACCGCGCAAACATGAACCGCGCTGGTGACGTTAAGATTCTTGCTCCTCGCACAGAAGTTAACCGTATCGGCATGGCAATCTCAAGCGACTCGTACTTCACAGATGTACGTGGCTTGGGCATGGACTTCGATGAGCAGACTATCGCTAACGAAGATGAAGTGTTGGAACTCCGTTCCGCTGGTGCACAGACATTAGCCATGCGTATGTTGTTGGATCGTGAAGCTAACTTTGCAACTACATTCTTCTCAACAGGTGTTTGGACTACTGAAGTAACTGGTGCTGCCGCTGCTGGCGCAGGTAATGTTATCTTCTGGAATGACTACACTAACTCCACACCAATCCAAAATGTTACAGAAGGTATGCGTTCTGCGCAGCTTGTTTCTGGTGGCTTTAAGCCAAACACACTGGTTATTGGTAAAGAAGTACGCGACATCTTGATCAACCACCCTGATATTCTTGCACGTTTGAACGGTGGTTCAACCATCAATAACCCTGCATTGATAACAGATGGCAAGTTGGCTGAAATCTTCGGCGTAGAGAACATGTACGTCATGGAAGCTGTCAACAACACTGCTGCTGAGGGTCTTGCAGAGGTTAACGCCTTTATCGGTGGTAAGAACGCACTGTTGTGCTACACACCAAAAACCACTGGTCTTATGACCCCTGCTGCTGGTATGACATTCGCGTGGAACTCAGTTCCTGGCGTTAACAACCTAGGTGTTACAGTTGAATCATTCTCTGATGATGCACTGAAGCGTCAGCAGGTTGCAGAGCACATCCAAGTTAAGATGTCTTACGACATGAAGGTTGTTGGCCCAGACTTGGCTTACTTCTTCAACGCAGTCGTCCAGTAAGTTTATCTTACTATAATAAAGGAGTGCCCCTTAACGGGGGCATTTCCCAACATATAAAATAACATAATAGTATTCATATAATGGAGAGTAACATGCACCCCACATACTTGGGAATACAAATTGACTGGCCCCTGTTTGTCAAGATGCCCTTAAATGCAGATAGTAAACTTTGGAAGCCAGGAGATCACTTTAATTGGTTAGAACGAGGGATTGAAGCAGATAAAGTAGTAAGTCTGTACGTCACCAATTACTTATACCACAACGAAGAATTAACAGTACAGAACAAAGTCGGAGATCGACTATCTGAACTATCAGGAAGACAACTAGACACGCTGGTTACTCTGATGAACGCAGAGGTCAAGAAGAGAACCTCTAGCAACGCAGAGTTTGAAGCTAAGAAGTGTAAGAAGTCAAAGCTAGATGACAAGCAACGTGGCCTTATTCGTCGCTTCCTTAACGTAAGTCACTGGATAACAGAGGACTTCTACGAAATACGAGATAGCATTATAAGCTAACAACAACGGAGACGAATTATATGGCGTGGAGTTATAACTCAGCAGACTTAAATACTACCACAGTTACCGGTAGGTTGAACGTAGTTCGTCTCCTAGTTGGTGACACTAATACTGAAGACCAACAACTACAGAACGAAGAGATTACCTTCTCATTAGCTGAGAATGGCAACAATGTTTACTACTCTGGGTCTTGGTCAGCAAGAGCTATCGCGTCTAAGTACTCTAGGCAAGTAACGACAGAACTTAGTGGTGCTTTAAAGGCACAATACTCTGATCTAGCCACTCAGTATAAGACACTCGCAGACAACTTAGAGTATCAAGGTAAGACATCTGGTGCTGCTGTAGGTATTTTAGCTGGTGGTATCACTAAGAGCCAAATAAATGCTGTCAGAGCCAACACTAATAGAATTGCTCCCGTCTTTAGCATGGATCAGTTTAAGAACCCTCCAAGCTATCAAACACCAGAATACGAATAGGAGTAACATATGTCATTTCGCTCCTTTGACTTACTAAATCTAGTAAGGGATCATGGCTCTGCTGTAATCCTTCGTAAGAAGTCGGTTTCGGGTACATATAACCCCGCTACTGGCTCTGTAGATGGTGCAGTAACTCAAGACATAACTACAACAAGCTACTTCTTTAATTTCGCCGTAGGCATTAGTAAAAGTGATGAGGTTCGTCGTGGGTCTAGTCGCTGTGTCATACCCGCACTAGGACTTACAGTAGTTCCTGATGACGAAGACAAGATTATAGGCTTAGGAAGTACATACGAAATAGTTTCAGTACAGACCTTCTATAACAATGGTGTTGCCGTTTGCTACATCTGTGAGGTTAGAGACTAATGAGTATTCAAACAACCTTAGATGGCATTAAAAACAAGATAGAGACCAAGTCAGCAGAAGCTATTAAGGAAAGACTAGAAGACATAGCAGATTACGCTGTAATGATCTCCCCTGTTTCTACTGGTGCCTATGTTAACTCATTTTCCATTGGTAGGGCTGGTTTCGGGGGAGGTAGATCACAGACCTCTGATAATAAACCCATGTTACAAGATGAACTGCTTATGAAGCAACGAGCCTTAGACAATCTACACAGTGACATAGATCAACTACAAATAAAACAAGACTTAGAAGATGGAAACACTAGGTTCACCCTCCGTAATCGTTCTCCTCACGCTGAAAATGTAGAGAACGGTACAGGTTGGCAAAGGACACTAGCCTACGAAGTCTTTAGGAAAGTTAAGGGGAGATTCTCATAATGGCTGCAATTTATGATGACATCAGAGCCGCCCTTGAGGTTCATCTATCTCAAGTGGTAGGCATACCTCAGATTGCCTCTGAGAACGTCTCTTACACCCCTACAACAGGCACTCCGTTCGTTCAGCCAAAGCTACTACCCCTATCACGTAGGTCTGCTGTACGAGGCTTAAACCCGCAACAACGATATGATGGCTTATTCAGAGTATTCTGTTATGTGCCAGAAGGTGACGGTCCATCCGCTGCTGACAACTTAGCTAATCTGGTTATAGACGCCTTTGACGCTGCAACTGATATAACAAATGGTGGAACTATAGTTTCTATTGACTATGCTGAGAGACAAGGGGGTCTTGTAGACAGCCCTTGGTATTACGTCCCAGTAATCATCAAGTATTATATCTACGCTTAAAGAAAGAAACACAATGATTAAAGCAACTAAGAATTTTGCCTACTCAGGCAAGACATACTTCGTCGGTGATGAAGTCCCCGCAAATGTAGCTTCGGCACTAGATCCAACTTATACGGAAAAGCCCAAAGCTAAGAATAAACCAACGTACACTAACATTACTCTTGAAGGAGAATAAATATGGCTTTTGCACAAGGTAGCCGTTCCAGCCTGTCGTCCATAGCAGAGACTGCATTTGGCACTACACCAGCAGCACCAACTTTTGCGTTGCTGCCAATAAACTCACACTCTTTAGATTTGACTAAAGATCGTGTAGAAGGAAATGAAATCCAAGCTGACCGTATGCCACGGGTTGACCGTCACGGTAACGTACAGGCTGGTGGCTCACTCGAAGTTGATCTCCGTAAAGGTGACTTTGACGGCTTAATCGAATCTGTTATGATGAACACTTGGGACAGTTCTCCTGCTGCTGCACCTGATCTTATTAAGGTCGGTATTACACAGAAGTTCTTCACAATGGAAGATCACGCACAGGACATCACTCAGTTTCGCCTGTTTACTGGACTTTCAGCTTCAACAATGAACATCTCTATTGCTCCTAACCAGATGATCTCAACGACATTTGACATGGTTGGCAAGACTATGGTTCAATCTGCTGCTACTGGCTCTACAGGAGGAGCTCCTACAGCAGCTTCAGCCAATCAACCATTCGATAGTTACTCAGGTACAATCTCTGATGGTGGTACTAGCATTGCAATCGTTACGTCAATTGACTTCTCTGTAACTAACTCCTTCGCACCTACATTCGTTGTTGGTAGCTCCGCTGCTCAATCTCTTGAGTTTGGTCGGGCTGTTGTCGAAGGTACGATGACTGTTTACTACGAAGATGCTGCACTCATTGACAAGTTCATCAATGAAACTGAAAGTGCTATCGTCATTAACGTAAATGATCCATCTGGTGCAAGTCAGTACACATTCACATTCCCACGGGTCAAATACAATGGTGCTTCTGTTCCATTGCAGAACCCACAGTCACGTTTGGTTACCCTACCGTTTGTAGCTCTGTTCGACTCAACACTTTCTACAAACCTGATGATTAACCGCCCTGACACTACCTAATTCCTAGCTAGGATAGGGGAAGCATTGGTGTCGGGTCTGATGCTTCCCCATTACAAATCACCCGACTTAACCTCGACAATCAACTTATAAAAGGAATCCCGACATGGATTTAATGAACATTGGCACTACAAAAGATACCACAGCAGTAACCCTGTATAATCCGATTAACTCTGAAATTCTGACTAATGACGACAAATCAGAGATGACCATTACTATACATGGTCCATACTCGAAGAAGTACAAGTCAATCTCACACGCTCAACAGAACCGTCGCTTGATGAAAGCACAACGGACTGGTGGAAAGATGAACCTCACGGCTGAGGAAATCGAAGCATCTGCTTTAGACCTTCTGGTGAAGTGTGTTGACGGTTGGAAGATTACTCTTGGTGGTGACACTCCAAAATGCACAGAGTCTAAGGTACGTGAAGTGTTTGAAACACTACCTTGGGTTCGTGAGCAAGTAGACGCTGCATTAGGTGACGCTCAAGCTTTTTTGGACAAGTAAGGGCAGAGCTAGAGGATTTCGCTGAATACTCCTTCAAGATGGGTAGAAAGGTCTCAGGTAGCAAGGGTAAAGCTACTGAGGCCGATCACCTAGCTCAAGTTGCCAAACAACTGGGGAAAGACCTCAAGGATATTGAACAAGCCAATGCTGATGCAATATTCCCTGATGCTGCCTCACACTTGTGGGCCACTTTCATAGAACTACACGATGGTAGAACTTATGGTATGAGTGGCCCCAACCCTATCTCTTACGACATCATTAAGGCTTGGTGCGGTCTTACAGGTGTAGACCTTTCCCCTTGGGAAGTTACTATTATAAAGTCTCTGGACAATCTCTGGATTAAAATAACTAGCGAGGAAGATAATGGCTGACCTTATTGAACTAGACTTAGTAGTAAGAGACAAGGGTTTAAAAGCCTCTGTTTCCACTGTGGAGAGATTAGAACGTCAAATAATTAAGGCGCAAAAGGCTGTCGATAAGAACACTATTTCTCAGGCTCGTTACAATAAAATTCTACTTACTGCTAAGAGAGAATATCAAGCCCTTGGTGTATCTAGTCAGAAAGCTACGGGGCAAGTTCGTGCGTTTGCTGCTGCTAGTAAACAAGCTCAGGCGACAACTGCTGCTCAAACCGTTAGCCTAAACTCAGCTACCGCCGCGACGACGAGACTTGGTGCTGCTCAATCTCAGACTAAGAACAAGATGAATGGTAACAACATGGCTGTTCAACAGCTAGGTTATCAGGTTGGTGACTTTGCAGTTCAAGTCCAGGGTGGCACCAGTGCCTTTACAGCATTTAGTCAACAGGGCGCACAGTTAGCTGGTATCTTACCTTCTATAGCTGGTACACTTGGGATGTCTATGGGTGCTGCCGTTGGTCTATCGGCGGCTCTTGGTATCCTTATTCCTATCGGATCTGCCATAGGTCGTATGTTCTTTGAGATGGGTGAGAACGCTGATAAAGCTAAAGAGAACTTAGAAGCTCTAAAAACAGCTCTTGAGGAGATGAAATCTGCCACAAAAGATTTATCTGAAACTATGTCAGTATCATTAGAAGGTATGTTTAAGGGAGCCACAGAAGAGTTAAAAAACTTAATGACAACCTTTAAAGAGTTTAAGGAAGATGCTGCTAAACAGGCTCTTGCCACTGCAATCATGCCTTTAACGGATGATATTGCAGATGTTATGGATCTGCTAAATACTAAGAAATCAAGACTAGATACTAAACTAGCTCTCGCCAAAAGACCTGGAGCTTCCAGTCAAGCAGAAAAGAATGACATCACTAGAGAGATTAACGCTATTGCAAAGATGCAATTTGAAGTTGGTGGCTTTTTCACTGGCATACAAAAGGCACTAAAAGGTCCGTCAGAAGACCTAGCTGAAAACATGTTAAAAGTGAGTAAGTCAATGGCTGAAAGCGAATTAACTACAAACGGTATGAAGGACAAGCTACACCTTATACTCGCTCAGTCAGGTCTGCTCATCCCAGTTCAAGATAGAATTACCGCTGCTGCAAAAGAAGCTGCTAAGGCAGAAGAGGATAAATTGAAAACTCTTAAGCGTAACTCAGAGGAAGCGGCTGAAGCGGAAGAGAAAAGACTTCAACACCTGTCTCGTATCCGATCCCTGATGGGAATAATAGACGCCGAAAGAATTGCAGACCTTAAGGCTATTGAAGAAGAAGACAACTCAGAAAACATAAAGTCTCTGGCAAAACTTGAGCTTGACTTGATTAAAGCTAACGCTAAATATAAGGCCGATCAAGAAGCCCTAGATGCTGCTGGTGACTTAGCTATTCTTAATAATAACGCAAGAAGAGCTCTTGAATTAGCTAAGACTAACTCTAAATTTGACGCAGAGCAAGCTGCAATAAGACTTAAAGAAGCAATGGAGTTAGAT